CCAGTCAGTAACCAAGCGATTCAAGCAGATGGCCGGCGCACCTGGCTGCGTAGGTGTTCCATCAAAGTAGGGCTGATCTGATTCAGGCTTTGCCCACAAGTTGGCTGTCACACGCTTCAAGTTGTCGTCAGTGGTCAGCCAGTTGCGATTCTTGTAAACGATGCGCCCTTCCCTATCAGCGAACACTGAGCCACCCTCAGAGTCTGCTGTAATGCCCATCTCATCTCTCAGGCTGCGTCCACTGGCTTCAATCTGCTGCATGTTCCACACACCAGCATCAATGGCCACGTTGGGGTAACCCATGAACTTGGTTATCTCATTGATGCGTGTGTCAGCATCATTGGTGTTGGTCAGCTGTGGTGTGGGTCTGTTGCTGAAGATGGACGTTGGATCAAGACACTGCATGCTGGTGATGGCGTGGCCATCCACACTGAGCCCATCTGTCAGCTGATCAACCACGCCAAATGCTTGTGGGTACTTGGTGCCATCCAGCGTGGCTTCAACCTTCACCAGCCTGCCTGGCTCTAGGTTGAATGGGTGGGGGTCAGCGTATGAATACTGGCCATCATCATTGTTGAGCGTCAGCCCAATGCTGGCCACGTCATAGCGATTGGTAAAACGCTCACGCCCATAGTGCGTGGTCAATGCCTTGACATCACATGTGATGTCTCGCCAATCCACCACACTGCCTGTCTGGTCGAAAGTCACCAGCGTTATCTCTTGCCACTGCACTCCCCAGTTGTAGGTGGTGCCAAGGTTCAGGTTCACGCATGAGGCTTGCAGCAGAATCTCAAGCTTGGTGAAGCGGGCAGGTGGTGGCCCATCAGCAGTGCAAGCAGCTGTGACTAGCTCTGACGTTGCGTCCCAGTCAAAGATGCCATCAAGCATGTATGACTGCCCAGTTGCTGGATCGTAGCCACCCAGCTGCAATGACCACGTTGTGTCATTGTGGCCATCTTGCAGCCTGGTCTTAACCCTCACCTGGTAGAGCTTGGTGGGGTCAATGTCTAAGCCTCTGTAGAAGCCACCAATGATGATGTTGTTGTATCCAGGGGTTTGACAGCCAGCTTTGTAGACACCACTGCTGACGCTCTGTTGCCAGTTGTTGGGCTGCGCAGCTGCACCATTGTAGAGATACAGCGTCCAGCCAGCTGGCACGCCACTGGGGCCACCAGGATTGAGTGCAATGCCTGTCTCAACACTTGGGCGCACCAAGTCACCAGACGTGCTGAGATAAACCCTTAGATCAACGCCCTTGTCTCTCCAAGTCTCAAGCCCCATGTCACGCTGCGTACACAGTCAGAGTGCCACCAGATGCATCACTGCTGATCGTGCGCCCACTGGTGCGCTCATACTCTCGCAGTGCTTCATAGACCTTGCGCCCAACTTCAGCAGTGGCTGTCAGGGCATAGACGTTGATGACCACGTTGGTGGGCGTGGCTTGGCCCATCTGGCTCAGTGGTATCACAGCCTCTTTGCCAGCCTCACCAATCAACGCCAGCGTTGGGCGTGTGACAATGCCACCCTTGGCCATCCTGGGAATCTTGAAGTCTTTGCCACCCACACCTGGCACCCATGATGGGATGTTGAAGCCAAAGCCACCAACAGTGCTGTTCCACCATGACTTGATAGCGCTAAACGCTGCTTTGAATGGGTAGAAGATCACATCATCAAGCCCATACCACGCACGTGCCAGGTTGTCAGGCAAGCCCCTGAACCAGTCCACCACAGCATTGCCAGCATCACGCACAGCGTTAAAGCCATCTTTGAATGGCTTGGCAATCTTGTCACCCAGCCAGCCCAGTCCACTGACAATGCGGTCAGGTAGCTCTCTAAAGAATCCAGTGATGGCATCCACCACAGCTTGAGCGCCACGCTTGATGTCATCCCAATAGCGCACGATGGCATAGACAGCCATGCCAAACGGACCAGTGATGATGGCCAGCAAGAGGGGCCAGTTATTCTTCACCCAGTTGTAGACGCTCTGCACTGTGTCAAGCACCCAGTTGAATGCGTCCACCACGCCAGCAACTGCTGCGTCAACGCCCTCTCTGAACCAGTCAACTTTCTTGTAAGCCAGCACCAAGCCAGCAACCAGCGCAGCAATCGCAATCACAATCAGACCAATGGGGTTAGCGCTCATGGCAACGTTGAACGCCAGCTGCGCAACAGTGGCAGCCTCTTGGACCACGATCCATGCAGCTTGCGCAAGCTGGTAAGCCTTGACTGCCAACACAATGCCACCAATGGCAGCAATCGTGGGAATCAGCCAGTCTTGATTGTCCACCACAAACGTAATCAGACCACGCAGCACTTCAGCGAACCTGATGACCACTGGCAGCAGCCTCTGGCCCAGGTCAGCTTGCAAGTCTGTGAACTGAGCTTTCATTATCTGGGTTTGACCAGCGACACTGCCAGACTCTTCAGCGAACGTACCTGCGCTGTCTGCTGCTTGCTCTTGAATCAGCGCAATGGTGGCCATCTTCTTGCCATAGTCAGTGACCTTGCCAGCTGAGTCCACAAGCCCCATCTTCAAAGCCTTGGCTTCAATGGTGGATTGCTTGAGGCTGACACCAAAGCTCTCAAGTGGGTCCATCTCTCCCTTGAGAGCGCTGTTGATTGCGCCCATTGCGTCAACAGCTGTGCCACCATACATTGCACTCAGGTCAGCACCCACCTGAGTCAGATTCTGTGCTGATGCAGCCACTTCATCCAATGGCACGCCAGCACCCTTGAGCAATGCCCCTGTCAGTGTGTTTAGTTGCTCATACTGCGCAGCAGACATGCCCAGGTCTTTGGCTGCGCTCTCACTGCTCTTGTGGATGACATCTGCATATTCACCAAAGACGCTATTGACAGCGCCAACAGCTTGCTCAGCCTCACTGGCTGCATCCACCAGCCCCTTGCCAAACTCAACAGCTGCGCCAACTGCAAACGCTCCACCAATGACCTTGGCAGCGCCAGACATCTTGCTCTTGAAGCCATCAACGTCTTGCTCAAGTTTGCCCAGTGACTTCTGAGCGTCACTGACATCCCCAACAATGCGTAACAGAAACTCGCGATCAGCCATGCTCAGCCCTTGGGTGCTCTGTAGTCCCAAGCCTTGAAAGCTTGGTCAACTGCATCAGCCCACAGCGCTGCGTAGTGACGCCCTCTCGCTCTGGCTGTTGGGTACAAGAAATAACCCCTTCTCCCACGATGGGGCTGGAACTGTTGCGTTGTGGGTCTGCGTTGCCCACCAAACTCAGCGCCATAGAAGATGTCACGCAATGGCACGCCATCCACATTGCCACTAGCGCTGACAACTGGCACCCTGTCACGCTTGACCTTCAGCCCAGCAGCCACCTTCATGGCCAATGGCGTGGTTGCTGCATTGCGAGTACCACTGAGAAGGTCTGTGGCAATGTCTTGGCTTGCATCCCTGACTTCAGCTTGCAAGTCTTTGTCAATCTTGCTGAGCGCACGCAGCAGCTGTTTGACGCCAGTGACTTGCACTGCTGTTTCACTGCTCTTTGGGTTAGCCATGTCTGCGCTGCGCTCTGTTTCGCTTAGCCACTTGCTTCATCACTACAACCATGGCGTTGTGCTCAGCCACAGTCAGGGCTTTGTATTCACTGGGTGTGATGCGCCAGAAGTGCCAGAAGTAGGCACGCTCCACTAGCTCACTGCTGGCGCTACCGTAGGGCTCTCTCCATCACCAGCCATCTCACGCTCACTGAATGCTTTGATATCACCCATCTTGACGCTGTATTTGAAGTCATCCCACGTCAGCTGTGGCTGGCCATTCTTGCGCTGATGTAGCCACATGATGCCAGCAGCCAGCTTCAGTGGGTCTGCTTCACTGATGGGCTTGCCATCCAAGCAGCTGGCTTGAATGTCATCCATCTCGCCAAGCGTCAAGTCATCAAATGCGCTCATGCTGGCATCACCTGGTTAGGTGGTTCAGGTGGCACAAGCAAGGATTGCACAGCGCTGAGAATCATGGGGTCAGTGATGACTGTCTCATCAGCCCCAGGCTCTGGCGTGCCAGCCTCAAGCGCATACGCATATGCTTGCTCAATGTCTGACTTGCCAGCCACGTCCCACATCAGCGTGCTGTGTTCGTAGGGGTTAAACCCTTCCTGATACGTGCATGCGTTCACACGAGACTGAAAGTCAGCGTCACTCACACACTTGGCAATGGTCATGTAACTCATGCAGCAGCAACCACGTAGGGTGGCTCACGCACAATGTCGCCGATGATGTCCATCTCAAGATTAATCTCAGTGGGCTCATCAATCCCAGCGTCAACAATCGGCACAGCTGTCATGCGACACTGCCCAGTCCAATGGGGGTTATCCTCACTGGCGATTGCGTCTGTGTAAGCAAAGTCAAAGTCAAGGATGGTGCCAGGGCCACCCAGGCTGAGCAGAGCAGTCTCAAGACCTTCAGCGCCAAGGCTCTGCAACAGGTCAACAGTCAGCGCCCATGCGTAGCCCAGTGGGTCACAGAATGTTGCAAGTGCATCATCTTCATCACCCATGAGATGCACGCCACGTGCAAAGCACGTCAGGTTCACAGTGACAGGCGTGCCACCAGCGCTGTTGGTCAGTTCAATGAAGGGCTTGATAAGCCTGACAGGCTTGACGTATGCCATAACTATTCTCCAATGTCGTGTGTGATGTTGATGGATGCAGCCAGGTAGTCAACACCACCCAGCTGTAGTGGATAAGGGCTGGTGGCATCCACCACCACAAACTCACCACTGCTCTTGAGCGCTGGAATCAGAGCGCTCACAATCTCTTCAAGGGTGGTGACTTGGCCACCTGGCTCAAGACGCTGAGCCACCACCAGAAGCTCTAGCGCTGATGCCCACGCACAGAAGGTGCCAGGCTTGAGCCAGGGGTCAGACCACGCAACCAGCACCACTGGTGGGGCTATTGCGTCTGGGAGATGATCAACCACACCAACGCTGTAGCCAAGAGCAGCAGCATCAATCGCACTAGTGGCAATCGTGGCTAGTGTCTCACGTGCAAGGCTCAGCTTCACGCAATGCCCCAGCCATTCAGTGGGTCATAGAACTGGATGAGCAGAGCGTCATACCGTGCCACCAGATCACGTGCGACGCGCACTGGGCCAGTCTCGCTCAGACCCATGATGCCGAAAGTTGCGTCAGGCTGCTTCCACATATCCACTGCCAGGCTCAGCGCAATCTCTTGGATGCCTGGTGGCACTGGCGCAGCAAATGGCGTGGTGCGTCCAATCCAATCGTCAATGGCAAACGCTGCTGCATCACACACACGCTGCAAGCGTGGGTCAGCCAAGTCTCTGAACGCCAGCTGCTTGGCTAGCTCAGTTGGTGTCACGTAGATGCCAGCAGCAGTGGCAGTCACTGCTGCGTTTAGCCTGCCACTGCTGTCTGACATCCCTGTTTCCCTTGTGAGTAGCGGTTACTGGTTTGGCTCTTCTGGGTCTGTTGGCTCTTCTGGGTCAACAGGCTCAGTAGGTGTGTCACTCATGTTGCTCTCTTCCTGTCAATGCGTGGTGATGCTCTCATGGCCGGCGCAGTGCCTACACAACACCTAAGCGCTCATCAAGCCATGTCATCAGCGTTGTGCGTGCTGCGTTGTCTCGCTCAATGTCCAGAATGCGCTGTATCTCTGCGATGACATCTGGGTCAGATGCATCACCTAGCTCAGTCACATAGGTCTGCACTTGAGCAATGGTCTGGCCCAGTGGTGTGAACACTGCTGCGCCAGCCACCCACGCTGTGCCAGTCCAATGCGCTTGGCCAGCTGCGCCAGCTGTCCTGGTCTGCACGTACTGGCCCACAGTCCATGCTGTGGCTGGTGTGGCTGTCACAGCGTTGGGCTGGCCAGCAATCAGCGCAGCGACACTGGCTGGCGCTTGTGAGCCAGCTGGCGTCCATGAGCCAGGCACGCCAGCTGTGGCCCCAGTGGATGGCACCACTGGGGCTGTCTCCCACAAGCTGGGTGGGTAGCTGGTGTCAAGATCAGACATCAGCCCACTCAATGCGCACCACGCCATTGCGTGCTGGCGTGGCACCTTCTGTGGTGATGGGGTTATAGAACGCCAGCATTGTCTGCACGCTCAACTGGCGTCCAAAGACGCTGGGCTCAACAGCTTGCAGCACTGGCAGTTTGCGCTCATAGACCTCAAGCCCAAAGCTGTTGCTCATGTAGAGATTGGCTGTGGTGATGGCGTGGCTGACTACCACTCTCATGCCAGCAATGCTGGTGAAGAATGTGTCAGGTGAGCCACCAGCGCCAAGCGCATTGACAGGGCCAACAGCTGGAATCATTGGGCGTCCAGCAAGGTCTGTCAGACCAATCAATCGGCCCCAACCTTCTGGCCCCATGGCAATCCAAGTGGGCAGTCTGCCAGTGTTGGCAAACACCATCGTGGCTGCGTCACCCAGAGCCTTGCTGACATCAGCACTGGTGGCCCCAGCAGCCAGTGGCACTTCAGCTGTGGTGGCATCCATGGCAGTCACAGCAGCCACTTCACTGGCTCGCTCAAGTCTGCGATTCATGTGGGTGACGATCATGTCAAAGCCACTTGGCACCATCTCAAGCAGCAGCTGGCTGATGTTGATGTAACCCCCAACCACTTCAGCTGTGACAGGCTCAGAGAGAATGTCCCAAGCCTTGCTGGGAAGCTCACTCTTCTCTTGCGCTTGTGGCCCCACGCCAGTGCTCATGTTGGGGTCAACAATCCTGGGACGCAGGAACGTGCCACTCTCAATCGGTCGCACGCCCAGAGCGCTGAACAGTGGGCGTCCTTCAGGTGTGGGGTCAAGCACTGCGCCAACAGTGGGATTGACAACCAGCCCATTGAAGCCACCAGCCACTGGGATGGTGTTGGCTTTGTCATATCCCATGTGCTCAGCAGCACGCTTGTGGAACTTGGCCCAGCGCTCAGCAGCTGTGCGGTCTTGGTTCAGGTGGAATGCGTCCCAGAGATAATCGCCAGCGCTGCGATATTGAAACTCCCTGGAAACGCTGTCAGGTCCAAGGTACTTGATGCGTGTGCGCACATTCTCAGCAAGTTCCAAGTCACCAGACACACGCTCAATCTGGCTGTCAAGCTCATTGATACGTGAGCGACACTTAGTGATCATCTCACTGTCACTGTCACGCAAGTCTCTGCCATCGTCAGCAGCTTCACTGACAAGGTTCTCGATAACTTGCACCTTCTGTTCACGCTCATCCATCAACTGCTGAATGAATGCGTCTACTTTGCCCATCAGGCTCATCCCTTCTCTTGAAACGTTGGTTCAGTCTCAAGCGCATGGGTGGCATCAAGATGAGCAATGGGTGGCAGCTGGTCGCTGGGTGCAAAGCTCAGAGCGTTGATGGGTGCAAGTTCGCTCTCAGGGGCTGACGTTAGAGCAGTGAGCCAGCAGCGTCAATCGCTGGCCCAGTGGCACCCAGTGGCCCAGAAGGGGCAATAACAGCGTTGAACAGCGTTACGGGGCTGAGTCCTGGCCATCTGGCTCTGGGTCAGGCTCGGTCCCAGCATCATTGGACCAGTCCAGTCTGATGCTCAGCTTGCGTCTGTGGTGAGCGTGGTGACGCCCACGCAACCAGGTGATGACCACCAAGCCAGCCACGA